GCAGGCTGCCCTCGACGCAGGGCGACTAGTTCCTGCACGTTAGTTCCGTCGTAGGAGCCGATGGCGATGTATGCGGTGCCGGCCGTCGCCGTTGACAAGTTGCGGAACGCTGCAAAGCCTGCGGTCGTGACGTCGCCGAGAGCAATCGTCTCAGCCGACGTGCCGATCTCGATGATGCCGCCTGCTGAGCCCTGCGTAGATTGGTCGAACCTCAAGCCGGTCGCTGCAAACGACTCGTCTGCGTTGCCGTTGGAGACTCGGAGGGAAAGGGCAAGACTGATCTCGTTAGCCATGGCTGCTCCTAGATGCCGCAGTTAGCAAACAACTGCGATAGATTGGCGATCTTGTAAGGATACATCTCAAGCGTCACCGGGGCGGTCGGTTTGTCATCGCCGCTCGGCGACCCGTTGATGGTTTGTGCTTGCCCGCCTCCGTCGAGTGGCACAGGCTTGCTGACGGGATTTCCGGCCTTGTCCAGGATGGCTTTCCGTTCAGTGCCGATAATCTCGTTGAACCCGACGTCGAAGTATTCAATCTGCCACCCGTCAGGATTGAACAGGAACTCAACAGAGATGGACCACACATTATTCCGCTGGTCGTACTCGCCGCTCCACCCCATCATCCGCACGGTGTAGTCATCGGCACCCAAGAACTGGCCGGCATTGCAGCGGTTGGTGTATCGGTTCAACTCACTGAAGTCAGGGTTTGTCACCTGCGTGTTGGTGTAGGTGTACTTGACCATGGCGACGTCCTCTTCAAGACCGTCGACAGGGTCTCCTGCAGAGTTCTGTGCACCGTTGCCGTCGTCGTCTGCGTTCTCGTTAGGCACAGCCCCGCGGCTTGGCCAGCCGATGGCCGGCTTGGTCATTTGCGTGGTTGAGATCGCAATCTTTTTCCACGTAGACGCCTCAGTCCCGCTCGGGGTATCTGAGCCGTCCCCTTCCGTGTCTGGGTCTTTGGCATCGTAGCGGATCGTCATGACGACGGCCCGCTCGTTGTCCTGGAAGTATTCAACGTCGCGGCTTGTCACGTACAGCGTGACGCCCTTGACGACCGTCTCGTCGTCAATCTGCGGAACCTTGTCGTTGCCAAGATTCGGCCAGACAGCCTCGTTCTCCAAGACCTCGTTGAAGGGCGGGTCTTTGGTGTCCGCAAGGAACAGCAGCTGCTGCGTGGCTGAATACTGGATCGTCTGCTTGTCGCTCTTTGACTCGCTGATCTTCAGCGACCGCAGGATACGAACGTCTGTAATGGCCATGGCTACACCGTGATGGATGCGAGGCCAAGGCCCCCGCCTTGAGTGGCAGCGAGCTCTTCGACGGCATCGGCTGTCCGCTCCGTGGCGTCAGCCGTCCGCTCTTGGTTCTTGTCACCCTCGAGCCGCGGGTCTGCACCTCGGAGAATGCTGTTTCGGAATGCCTCGCCAGCACTGGTTCCGGCGACAATCGCCTTGAGGTCTTTGCTGCTGGCACCGATAGCCGCGGCAATCTCGCCGCCAGCCTCCTCGCCTGCAGCGGCGCCGGCAGCCGCCCCGGCCTCCTGCATCTGCTGCGTGACGCTGGCAAACTCTGCGTCGAATGCTCCGAACGGGTTGGCCATGTTGGCGAGGCCATTCTCAAAGTTGTCAGCCGCCGCTTGGCCCCAAATAGCCGCCTCGCTGCCCGCTCCAGACGACAGCTGCCCGAGAGCGTTCTCAGCGTCTCGAAGCGAGTCAGCCACACCGCCCATGCCTGGGAGGGACTCGGCGACAGCCCGCATGGACCCGATCAACTGCTCCAAAGCCCAGGTGACAGACTCAAACGCCTTGAGTGCTCCCTGGATGAATACGGCGACAAACGAGGACAACACTTGGAATGCGCCGTACAGGAACGTCACCGCGGCAGCGAGCCCACGGATAGTGCCGGTCAACGTCTGGGCTAGCGCGTCAGCAATGCTGAACCCGCCGTTTGTGTCCGCGAAGAAAGCCACGAACAGATTGGCCACCGTGGCCACAGCGGGGGCCAAGCCAGCCAGGAACTGGTTGATAAACCCTTCAAAGACCATGCTCGTGCGAGCCAGGGCGTCGTTCATCATCTCGATGCCGGCCACCTGCTGATCCGTCAGCGAGACGCCCAGTTGGTCCTGCAACTTTTGCATCTCAGTCACAGCACCGCCGGCAGCTGCCGCGATGAAGTTGAGACCCTCGGCACCACTGCGGCCGAAGAGCATCATGGCAACGGCAGCCCGCTGCGACTGATTAGGCAATGCCTGGATGCGTTGCGAGATGAGCGTGAACTGTTCTTCTGGCGACAAGCCCTGCAAGTCAGCCATCGTCAACCCGAGCATGCCGAAGGCTTTTACTGCCTGAGCATTGCCCTGTGCCAGTTGCCCAAGTTGCCGGCTCATGAACGTCAGCATGACGTTGAGACGCTCGCTCGACACGCCGGCCTCAGAGGCGACCGTCGAGAATGCCTGAATACTGCTCGCCGACATCCCCAGACGTCGGGCAAGCTTGGCTGTCTCGTCTAGGCTTTTTGCGGCCCTGCCGATGGCAGCAAAGATGCTCACCAGCGAGGTGAGGATCAGCAGCGGCCCGAGCAACGCCTTGATAGCCATGCCCACGGCACGAATGCCGATTGCTGCGACAGATGCCCCGCGACCCAATCCGACGAAACCGGCTGCCGAGTTTTGCAGCGTTGACGTCAGGCTTGTCGTCTGGGCCTTAAAGCCCCGCATCTGCTTTGATGCGTTGCCGAGCCCGCGAGTCAGTCCGCCTGTGCTGGCACTGATGGAGACGTTGACGCGGCCGAAGTTGCGGGCTGCCATGGCTTACCTCTTGGCAGACTGCAGAATCCGCCACATCTCGTCAGGGCTTTGTTCCCTCTTGCCGACCGGCATGAAGTCGTACGGGCTCATCGGTGGCTTGCCTTTGGGGCGGTGAGCGTTGAACATCTGCGACATTCCGACAGCGTCTCTGAGCCACTCGTCTCCCCACGGCATCAACTGGTAAGCAGCCATCCAGCCGTAGAGTTGTTCGACGCTCATGGTCTCGGCCAAGCCGCCCGGATCTTCGACGTTCCAGATGCCCAGCTGCAAAGCCAGCCGATAGAGGAACAGCAAGACCGGACGGCGTTCTAGTTTTTTACTGTTTCCTCGAGGGTGTCTGAGCCAATGCCGTTGAGCTTAAAGCCAGCCTCCACGATCGCCTGCACGACATCCGTGTCGAGCTCGCCAATCCACTCGGCGTCTTCGTCCTCGCACATCTTGGTCCCGTCCTCATTGACGAGCACCAGGGCCAGGAACTTCGCCCGCACGTTGCGAGTGTTGACCTTGCCGGTCGGGCTGCCGCCGGTCACGATGAACTCAAACTCGTCGCGGTCCCTGGCCGTCATCTTGGCCACGTAGACCGTGCCAAAGTCTGGAATGTCTACAGCTACTCGCTGCCGCACTCCTCGCTTGGCTTTGAGTTGCTCCCGTGTCAGTGCCATCCGCGCCTCCGTGTTATCAAGTTGTAGTGTGCAGGCTGCCGCTGAGCTTAATCGTCAGCGTGCCCGTCATCATGTCATCCTTTGGAACGGATGCCTGGAAACTCTGGGCGTAGCCGTAGGACGACCAGACAAGGGTATTAGTCCCGCCGTTGGCAAAGTAGATGCTCACCGTTTGATTAGTGCTGACGTTGGTCAGCACCTTCCACGGCTGAATCGCCGGGTCGTGGTGAATCTCAAGGCTTAACTCACCAGGCTCGTAGAACTCACTGGCAATGTACTCCCGGCCACCCGTGGTCAGCAGATGGGACGCATCGACAACGTCGCGCTCAATGGTGCCAAGAGACAAACTGTTGACCTTATACACTCCGACAGTTTGTGTCCCAAGAACTGTGCCAAACTTGACGTAGGTGCCCTGTCCGATGTCGTGAGCCATAGTCTGAGCCTCCTTGCTCAGGGTTCGCTGTAGGTAATCTCGACCGACAAATCCGTGCGATAGACGGGCAGCTGCTCCCCGCCGGGCGAGGGCTCCTGCTGGTCGTCGTCGCTCCTGACAACGGCCAGCCGGATAATGTCCGTCGTCTTGTATTGTAGGGCTGCCTTGGCGGCACGGGTCAGGTTTCGCACCTCGAGCAGGTTGTCGGAGATGCAGCTGACCGTGTACGTGGCACGGATGAGCGAGTTGCTCCGCAGCAGGTCAGTGAACGGGTCTTTCAGTTGCGTGTCTCGGCCGAAGACGATGCACGGCAGGGCCGTGCCCTGCGGGGCCTGGACTTGGTAGATCCGGTTGCCGGCCTGCATGGTGACATCGGCATCGGCGGCTAGAAGTTGCCGCAACGCCTCGTCGATGTGCGTCACACTAGGCATCAGCGGCCCCCGTGAATCCGGCGGATGTCCCGGCGTTCCTGCTCGGCGATGGCCTTGCCGACGTTGTCTTCCAGCTTGCCGACCAGCCGGTCTTTGAGCCGCGGCAGATTGGCGTCAGCCCATCGGCCGAACTTGCCGCTCCCGACAAATCCGCGGACGC